GTTCCGGTAAAAGCTCGGATTCAATTCGTGGTTGATGAAGAAAACGGAACCTTTGAAGCGTCTTATCTTGCGTTCAACGAAGTTCCCCAGGATGCTTTGACGTTGGCCGCAGTAATCGCAAAAGCGTTTGAAAGTGCTGGGGTAGTTGAGACGGGAGGTGGACAGGGGCAATCTACCGATACCACAGGACAAATTATGATTCGTCAGGTTCCTACTCAAGATGTAATTGGAATGACAGCGGACGAAGTTATTGCCGCCTTTGGCGAACCGGAAATATATGCCGAAAATGATAGTATTGAATATGGTGCTGATGCTCCGGAATGGATGTATTTTGATGTTTCCAACGGAAACACAGTGGCCAGTTTCAGTGCCAACGCAGGGGAATTTACATTGAATGGTCAGAGCTTGAAGCGGGATTTTGACTCACTTATCAGCCTGATAGGAGATGACTACGATAGCCTTGGCGCAGGTGGGTATCAATGGATTCGGAACGGTATCTGCTATACTTTCTATATCCCGGATGATACTGAGGAGTCCTATAGCATCAATGTTTATAGAATTGATGACGATGATCCGATTGATAACGATGCCTATTTGGGCGATGAAGGCAATTATGGGACTTACGGCAATTTGGATTCCGCACTGGTCGGTAGATGGCGGTCAAATGACGGCGGTACACTCCAATTTGACGATACCGGGATGATAAGTTCCTGTGACTTTAATTGTTGGAGCATGGTAGGGGACACGCCGGATCGGGTCTATTGGGAAGCTGATAATGGCAGGGTTACTTGTTCTGCATATTTCGATGAAGATGTCACTTATAAGATTGCAGGTCCATCTAGTGGGTCTGAAATGGAGTACATTACCTTTTCGAGCAACAGCAGGCATAGGTATGAACGTGCTTCAGGTGAAAACGGCGATGGAATTATCGGGAAATGGGTCAGTGTGGAAAATAGTATCTGGTCATACCAATTTAATGCGGATGGTACTGGATTAGATAATGGGACACGCCCAATCACATGGCAGGCATATACAACAGATGATGGTGCCAATGCGGTGAGATATAGCTTGTTAGATAGTACTTACTTTGATTATACTGTGGAGGGGGATTCTCTCGTAGTCTTTCTTTCTGACAGTAGCCGTGTATATACCAAAGTTGGAAACTAATCAGTGATTGACAGCGGGAGGGCGGCTGCGGTCGCCCTCCTATTGTATCTATCAATGAGAGGAGAGAGTGATGATGCACTCAAATGAAAAAGGACGTGCAAAAAGATGAACATAAAAGCGATGCTCTACAAGGTGAAACCGCCTTGTTTCCGTTGCCCTTATAAGCTAGGGTTGGTGCATACGGTAGTCAATCCCTGCCCTCAGTGTAAAGAGAACAATTACAAAACCTATGAGCGGTTCAAGAAGGAGTTCGCTAAATAGAGTGGTCATCGTATCAGACTACATTTCAGCAATATATTCTACCCTTGTAATCAAAAAGGAAATGGGGGTGTTTTATATTGTCCTATCGCAGAACCCTTGAAGTGGTGCTGGTGGTGCTTACCGCCTTGCTTGCAATGGCAAAGGCCATCAGCGAAATGGACGATCCGCCCGAAGCATCTTAGAACCAAACACCCAGCGTAAACAGGGGGCTTCCCGCATGGGAAGTCCTCTGTTTATCTATTTCAGCGCAAAAATCATTCACATATTCAAATCTAATGTAGGAGGTAAAAGTTATGCCCGCAAACGTTGAAACCATGTTCTATGTCCGTGAAAAGCCCTGGCATGGCCTTGGTACGGAGGTACAGGAGGCCCCCATGTCCATCGATGCCCTGATCCTCGCCGGTCTGGATTGGGAGGTCATTCAGAAGAACGTCTACACACAGGATGGCTCCCTGATCCCCGGTTACAAGGTCAATCTCCGCAGTACCGACAACGCCGCCCTGGGCATCGTCTCTGACAGGTACAAGGTGGTGCAGAACGAGGACGCTTTCCAGTTCACCGATGACCTGCTGGGGGCTGGCGTGACCTACGAGACTGCCGGAGCCTTGCAGGGTGGCCGCAAGGTCTGGATGCTGGCCCGTATGCCCCACCGCTATATCATCGCCGGGGACGAGATCGCTCCCTATCTGGTGGTGATGAACTCCCATGATGGCAGCAGCGGTATCAAGGTTGCCATGACCCCAATCCGGGTTGTCTGCCAGAACACCCTCAACCTGGCTCTCAACAGTGCAAAGCGTATCTGGACCACCAAGCACACAGAGAATGTCATGTTCCGTGTCCATGAGGCCGAGGAAACCCTTGGTTTGGCTGAGAAGTACATGGGCGAGCTGGGCCGGGGCATTGATGCCCTGTCCCGGATCAAGCTGACCGACAAGAAGGTGGTGGATTTCATGCAGGAGTTCTTCCCGACCACCGCAGACCTGCCCGATGTCCAACGCAAGAACAACCTCCGTCTGATGGAGGACATGAAGCGGCGGTATTGGGACGCTCCCGATCTGTCCAATATGGACAAGAGCGGCTACCGTTTCATCAACGCCGTCAGTGACTTCGCCACTCATGCCGACCCCATCCGCAGGACGAAAAACTACGATGAGAACCTGTTTCTCCGCACCGTGGAGGGCACCCCCATGATCGACCGGGCCTACAAGATGGCTCTGGCGGCGGCGTGATGTGCTGCATTAAGTAGGGAGCGCATAGCCATTTGGCTGTGCGCTCCTTATCTTATTTTAGTGAAAGCGAGGTTATCATATGCCTGCAAAAGTTCTTGTTTCCACCGAGAATATGCCCTATGAGGAATGGCTTGAATACCGTAGGCTGGGTATCGGCGGTTCGGATGCCTCCGTGGTCTGCGGAATCAACCGTTACAAGTCCCCGGTGGAACTGTGGCTGGACAAGACGGGTCAGATTCCGCCCCAGGAGGCCGGAGAAGCGGCCTATTGGGGGACGCAGTTGGAACCCTTCGTGCGCTCCGAGTTCACCAAGCGCACGGGCATTGAAGTCAAGCAGGTGAAGGAGTTGCTGCAAAGTGAGGAATACCCCTTCATGCTGGCGAATCTGGACGGCATCTGTGAAGTCCCGGACATTGGCACCTGTATCTTCGAGGCCAAGACAGCCTCCGCTTACAAGGCGGGCGAGTGGGAGAACACTATTCCGGACGAATATATGTGCCAGATTCAGCACTACATGGCCGTCACCGGATACGCCGGAACCTACATCGCCGTGCTGATTGGCGGCAATACCTTCAAATGGCGGTTTGTGGAGCGTGACGAGGAATTGATTTCTATGCTCATTGAACTGGAATCGGCTTTCTGGAACCATGTGCAGGATGGCACACCCCCGCCGTTGGATGGCTCCGATGCCTCCGCCAAGTTCCTGTCTGAGCGGTTTCCCAGCAGCACACCCAAGTCCCACATCACCCTGCCTGACACCGCCGCTGATTTGTTGGCTCAGTACGATGAAGCCTGTGAGCAGTTGGAGATCGTCACCGAGCGGAAGCAGAAGGCCGAAAATCTCTTGAAAGAGATGCTGGGTGATAATGAGGTAGGCACCGCCGGGGGCCGCATCGTCACTTGGAAAAGCGTGTCTCAGGAACGGCTTGACGGCAAGACCTTGAAGGCCGAGCACCCTGTTCTCTGCAAGAAGTACACCAACACCACATCGTACCGCCGTTTCTCCATCAAGGCGGCAAGTTAAGGAGGTTCATCATGGACAATACGAAACTGAAAGGCCGCATCAGCGGCAAGGTACAGGAGTTGCAGCAGCCCACTGAAAATCAGAACATCACCGTTACCTCTGCTCCGGAAACCTCTCTGTCCCAGGTGGAATCCAGCTATCTGGCTCTGAGCAACAACGCTCTGGACATCATCAGGGCCAACTTGAAGAGCCAGCCGCTGACCCTTGACCTGTTCGACATTGTGAAGTCGCCGTCTGGCGGCTCCACGGTGTTTGAAGTTCCTGGGCTGACCGGAAACGAGGCAGCTATGGAGCTGACGGGCATTGTGCTGGACTACACCACGCCCCGGGCCTACTGGGACACACCCGATCCGGTGGAGGGGACCCCGCCTGTTTGCATGAGCCAGAATAGCATCATTTCCCACGATGGGAAGTCCTGCGCTCTGTGTCCCTACAACGATTTCGGCTCCAAGGACGGAGACAGCAACGCCAAGGCGTGTAAAGAATCGGTGTTGCTGTTCCTGCTGCGGCCCAATAGCATCATCCCCCTGCTGGTGCGTGTCCCGGTTACCAGCAAGCCCCGGTTCTTGAAATACTCCACACGGCTGCTGAGCACCCTGACGCCGATCTCCAGCGTGGTCACGAAGATCACCTTGGAGAAGGCCACCAGCAAGCAGGGCAAACCCTACGCTCTGTTCAACTTCCAGACGGTAAGCAAACTCAGCCCGGAGGAAGCTGCTCAGGCGAAGATGTTCGGTCAGCAGTTCATGGAGATCGTGAACGCCGCCCAGTTGGTGCCCGATCTGGCCGAAGCCAGCTAAGATAAAATACGCTATGATGGCCCGGTGTCTCTGCTTTACAGCAGGGATGCCGGGTCATATGCTTTTGGAGGAATGTCTATGAACTATAGCGAAGTAAAACAGATCTTCCAGGAATTGAAACGCACTTCTCCGAAAGATGATCTGACAGCGCACATCATCTTCACAGAAGATAGCTTTGACAAGGAATATCCCCTGTTGAGCCGTACCTACCGTGTCAGCAGCGACAACAAGATGTTTTGGCCCAATATGTTCAGCAACTCCATCTTCGCGTACTGCCTGGACGTGACCAGCGATCAGGGCGTCCGGCTGGACTGGTACATGGCTGAGGAGGGGAACTCTGGCGGCTGGAAGGTCGAGGACTGCTACATCTTGGAGCAAATGCGGGATGTGAAGGCCATCCCTAATGCTGCCAAGACGGAACAGGAGGATGGGACCATCTGCTACTTCTTTGGCGATACCAGTATCCGAGTTCGTGAATCCTGCGAGGATGGGAAGATTCACTTGGAGCCTGTGCGTGGAGATCAGACAGCTTGTGGGGAGTGGGTGGAACTGTCCATCGACCGGGTATATGGTTACTGCACGTTACTGGAACGGTATCTCAATAGGAAGGAAGATTGAACATGAAGATTGGCGATTCTGTTTATACGCCCCGGTTCTGCACAGTTCGGATCAACGCCATCTTTGCCACCGAAGCGGAGGCCCGTGCTGCC